CCGGGGCATTAGAAGGGATACCAGCATGAAGAACACCAAGGGCAACCGCGCCTACGCAGCAAAGAGGGCCATGCTCAACCTTGCCGAAGAAGGGAATGACCACGAGTCCCGTGAGGGACTGTTCTTCTACGCAGGCGTGCTTGAGGGACTGGATTCCGTGGCGGGGTTCCTGTCATCACAGAAGATCGACGCCGAGATAGAGGACGCCAAGAACAGCGTCCACGGGTTCGCCACCGAGTATGCATTGGAGATGGCCAAATGAGCCTCGCAGAACTCGCAACAAAGCAGGCAGTCGGACTGCCCGTCACCGCATGGGTGGAGTCGTGGCGCACGGGGAAGGGAAGGATCACTGCGGAGGCGATCGCCACCGTCACCGACGTGATGAAGACCGACTTCGGGTCCGACAGGCGCTCGGATGGGAGCGGAAGGTTCCGTCCGTCGATGATCGGCAACCCCTGCCAGCGCGCTCAGGTCCTGTCCTATCTTGGGTTCCCGCAGCGCGCATCCGTCGAGGTGTACACGCAGATGGCGGACGCCGGGTCTTGGCTGCACTACAAGTGGCAGGCGGAGGGACTGAGCGCAGGCTGGCTGACCGGGGTCGAGGTGCAGATAGAGATCCAGGAGTGGGGACTGCGCGGGTCAGTGGACGGAATCATGTCCGACGGCTCCATCTTCGAGGCGAAGACCCTCGGCAACGACAAGTACTACGGCCGCCGGGGGACAAAGCCCGTGTCCGAATGGGACGAACCGGTATTGGAGCACGTGCGGCAGGTCGATGCCTATATGTACGCCACAGGGTCTCACGCTGCATCACTCGTGTACATCAACCGTGATTCGGGGGCATTTCGCGAGTTCAGGGTGCTGCGCGACACGAACCGCATGGCCTCGCTCAGTCATTTCATTCAGGAGATGATCGCATTGATCAATTCCCAGAAGATCCCCGACATCCTGCCCGGATGCCTGCGGGTGATGCGGGGCGATGTCATTGATGACTGCACCAAGGCTGAAGTGAAGGAATGGTCCAAGCAGCACGACTGGTGCAACTACCACGAAGTGTGTGCCGGGGCCTCGTTCCCCGAGGTGCATCAGATTGGCATGCCCACATCGGCGCAGTCATGAAGGGCTTCACGGAGGTGAAGATGCCATGGCACCGCAGAAACAAGACCGGCTTCACGCAAGAAGACCATTTCGTCGACCCGTCGGACAGGTGCGCGACATGCGGTGAGAGAGCAGATGCCGTCGTCATCGGATCCAGAGGCTCACGGCGGTGCTTCTGCGAGTTCTGCATCATCGTCGTCACGAGCGAATGGAGCGTCGATGACGGCCGGTGAGATCGTCCTCGGCGTCGACTACGGCACAGCGAGGATCGCCATCGCAGGCCCGTCGATCATGCATTTCGAGGAAGTCATTTTGCGCCCCGGGGATAACCTCGGGGCGCTTGACGTACTGGCCGAAACGCTATGGAACGCAGTGACGCGCACACACGCCGACGTGGTGGTAGTTGAGTCGCCTATACAGGGCGCGAGCCGTAATGTGCGGGTAGGCATCTCGCTCGGGATGGTCGCAGGAGCGCTCTGCGTCGCAGCCAGGCAGGCCGGTGCGAGCGTCCAGCTCGTGCCTCCCGCCTCATGGAAGAAGATGGTCGTCGGGTATGGCAATGCGAACAAGGAGCAAGTCGCACTCTGGCTACAGTCTGAACACCCAGAGCTTCGTGCGGAAGCCCACTCCCAAGACCTCGTTGATGCCACCTGCCTTGCGCTTAGCGCCACGGAGCCAGTGGACGGCTAGCGCGGCCTGCCTCGGCATGCCTGTCGAGATCTTCTACGGAACCCTCACTGAGCCGATCACCCGCAAGGAGATCGGCATGGCGCGCAAGATATGCGGCCCCTGCCCCGTGCGCACCGACTGCCTCATCGCATCCTTCGAGTCGAAGGAGCCGCACGGGGTATGGGCTGGCATCACGAACCGGGAACGGCACGCGCTCCTGTCGGAGCACAAGTGGAACTGGCAGGAAGCAGCGCAGGCTGCGCTCGCCAAGCAGCCGGAAAGGTTGAGCGCATGACCAAGACAACAGACCTGTCCAGGACAAGGCAGGCCCTCGCGGACGCGGAGGAGCGGGCACGGTTCAATGACATGTCGCTGCGCGCGTACCGGATGCGCCGCGACGGCGTCGCATGGTGGGACATAGCCGAGGCTCTCGGCGTAAGCGAGCATGTCGCATCAGGGCTCGTGTCCGACAGGATCGCCACCGCGGCGAGCCTCGTCGACATCGGGCAGCGGCGCACCCTGCTCGCCCTCGAACTCGACCGGCTCGACCAGTTGCAGCAGGCCGTGTGGACTGACGCCATTGGCGGCGACACCCGTGCCGTGGACACGTGCCTGAAGATCATCGACAAGCGGGCCAAACTGCTCGGGCTGGAGAACACGGCCGGCCAGACTGTCACGAACAACACCATCGTCGTCCCCGGGAACACCGTGGAGTACGTCGCCGCCCTGCGGGCCGTGCAGGTAGAGATCGTGGAGGGGAAATGAGCGTCACCGCACCTGAGGCACCACCAATCAAGTACCTTCTCGCCTACTACGGAACCGACTCGTGGACTGACCTCGTCCTGAGATGGAATGGGTCCGGCACCGAGTGGAGCCTGTACCGAGTCGGTGAGACGACACCCCTCTACACGGGCACCGAACGACAGTTCGGGTTCATCGGGGAACCAAGCAGCAGGTATGACTTTCGGGTCGAGACGACCGTGGGGGCGACGACGTACGACAAGACGATCATGACGTACACGTCCAGCCTGCCTTCCCCGATCGGGCTGGAGGTGGCATCGATCGGCGATACCGCCGTCACGCTCAAGTGGAACGCGCAGTCCGGTACGTCCGTGTATGAGGTGTGCGACGTCACCGACTCCTACCGGGTCATCCACTCCGGCCCGGATACATCGCTGACCGTGAGTGGGTTGACGCCCAGTGCGCGCTACTCGTACTCGGTCAGGTCGAAACTGGCCGCCGAGACATCCCGCTGGAGCGCGCCTGTCACCTTCTTCACTCTCCCACCCGACTCCATCACCCCCGGGGTGTACTCGTTCAGTCCCATATCGATCTACACCTGGGCGGCCGGGAGGCCCGGTTCGACGGATCCGTACTGGATTCCCGCCCAATCCGACTGGTTCCATGGCGACGGGTACGAGTGGAACGACAACAACGGCGTGCAGACGACGTACTTCTTCTACGGCTCCCCCAACCCGTTCGGGATGCTGAGGGGCGCGGTTGTGTCGAAGTGCGAGGTGTTCATCGACCGGTACTCCGCTGGCGGCGACCCCGGTCCTGTCCTGTCGCGGCTGGCATTGCACACCTACCAGGGCAAGCCAGACGGGGAGCCGTTCCCCACGAACAGCCAAGTCGATGCGGGGACGCTGTCGCGTGGCGAGTCCGCGTGGGTGGAGGTGCCGACCGAGTGGGCGACGCAGCTCATCATCGGGGCGTTCGCCAACGGTGTTGCATGGGGAGGCGTGCCTGAGCGGTACCAGTTGAGCAAGAACATGCCGTATGGGACGTCGCCTCGTATCGGCGACATCCGGGTCACGGTGGCCTGACGTGGACATGAATCGTGGACTCATACAGGCATCCGGGGCGACCGGTGGGCATGTTCACCGGCTTGACGACCTCGCTGACGTGGTCATCGTGGATCCGCAGGCAGGAGACACGCTCGTCCTCGGCGCTGACGGCATTTGGAGAAACTCAAAGACGGACGCGCGATAAAATAGGAACGTAATGTCATAGCCAAGGGCTTGCCCTAAAGCTGCCGTCACCAGCACGACCCGTATTGGGGTAAGCCGAGGCCACCGCCCAGGTGGGCCCGTAACGACGCTGGCGAGTGGGAGTCATCAGTTAGGCGCTGATGTAACAAATGCCCGCATCAATGATGCGGTTGAAAGGCCCTGTCGGACTTCGGTCCGGCGGGGCCTTTCGCATTTCCGGGGTATCACCGTGTTCTGCTGACACATTCTGCATCACTGCTATAGGTTGTTTTGATGCACGGTGATTACAACTGAATATTCAAGGCTCCCGATGAGAGGGAGCCAGACTTCGTGAAAGGACACCCATGATCGAGCAGATGGCGGCGGCACTCATCATCCTCACCCCGAGGGAGACCCCGCAGCAGGCACTGAGAGCAATGCCGAACCTGTACCAGGACTCCGGGCACGACGCCTGGAGCAACGCTCCAAAATGGGTGCGCGAACTCGCTACCTGCATCAGGAAGCACGAAAGCCGCCACGACTACAAGGCGCACAACGCCACCAGTTCCGCAGCCGGTGCCTACCAGTTCCTCGACGGGACGTGGCAGGGCAACGCGAAGTGGACGAAATACCGAGGCGTATACGTCGCCGCCAAGTACAAGGCCGCGAACCACGCACCCGCCCACATCCAAGACCTCGTGTTCATGCACTCCATCGAAGAAGGCGGCGTCTTGAACTGGCGGGGCACGCACTGCGGCTACGGCACGTAACAACTAGAGAAGGAGACCAGTTGAACGCTCAGGAAATAGTCACCCAACTCACCGAACTCACCACCGAGTTGAAAACCACCGTGACTGAACTCGCCGACCTTGACGAACTCGCGGTACGAGCCGAATGGAAGGAACGCCAGGCGTATGCCCAGGCGTTCATGTCCATGAACGGATCCATGGAGATCCGCAAGCAGCAGTCGATCCTCGACACGAGCGGCTTAACCCTCGAACGGGAACTCGCCGACATGAGGGTCCGGGCCGCAAAAGCGCGCATCAAGTACCTCGAAGTGGCGTTCGACGCCATTCGGTCCATTTCTGCTGCCCGTCGCGCGGAGTTCGCATCCGAGGCGACCGGGCAGTACACGTAGGAAGGAGCCCTCGTGGCGATCGACGGCTATTCCATCTTCATCCAATGCCAGACGTGCGGGCGCATGTTCGGGCCTCACAGGTCCGCTGGGGCCGCGCAGACGCAAGCGAAATACCACGAATGCGGCGTGACACCGCGTGAAATCCACCCGTACAAGGAGGTTGTTCGGTACTTCCCCGGCGGGCCACGTGAAGGCACGTAGCAAGAAACGACAGGCCTACTACCGGAATGTCCGCATTCCGTTGGTGAAGCGACTGCTGGATGAGAACCCCGTTTGCGCCCGCTGCCATTCGCAGCGGGCCGTGGACGTGCATGAGATCAAGACCCGTGCCAGGGGCGGCAGTTTGGACGACGAGGGGAACCTCGCCTGCCTGTGCCGGCCGTGCCACACGGTCATCACTGACAGCCCGAAACGGGCGAGAGAAGA